TAAAAAACGAAAAGGAAATGAAACAGAAAATAGAAAAATATTTAGATATTTTAACAAATAAAAATGAATTATAAAAGACTAGTAGAAATGGACTTAAAAATGTTATGATTACTTACAGATATAAATCCAGAATATCAAAAGTTTATAGATAAAATACTTTGATATGGAATAATAGATAAAAAAGATTATAATAGATATTTAAAGATGAAAGAAAAATTTATACAAGAGCAACAATATTATAAACAAAACATAATGATAGAAATGCAAAAAGGTAAATTTTGAAGTAGATAATTTTTAAAACTTAATAAATAATAAAATGAAAGCTTATACATTATGAAAAATATTAAATTGGTTTGATAAATATCAATGAAATGAAGACCCTGATAAAATGGCAATATTATATGAAAAACTTATAGATGAGGAAGAAAAAGAATTGTCTGTTGCATTATGAAATAGAGATTTAGTAGAGACATTAGATGCTATTTGAGATATATTATGGGTAAATATTTGATACATTTATTTTAAATGAAATAACATATTTAATATTACAAGTCGTACTGATGATGCATTGGAAGCTATAGAGGAACTACTACTTATATGAGATAAAAATATTGTAAATTGATTAGTAATATTAGACGACCTTATGAACGAAATATCAAACTCAAATTATACTAAAATAACAGAAAAGCAAACAGAATGAGAAAAAATAGGTAAAATTAAAAAATGACCAAACTTTAAAAAGCCTGATATAAACAAAATAATCTTAAAATATAATTTAAAACTAAAATAATAAAAATGAGGTGTAAAAGATGTTGAAAAGAATTATGAGAGAACACAGTCCATACTTGTGTTCCTTATCAACATTATAAAGGAATAACTTGAACAGCTACAATGTTAAATTGAGATAAATTTACTTTTATAGTAGATGATGTAGATTTAAATAAAAATATGTTAATTTTAAAGTTAACAAGTTGAAAGCATAAAGGTAAATATAGTTATTTATTTTTTTACGAAATAGATTGCAATTTAAAGTTTAATTTAGAATAAAATGAAAATAGGAATAGCTTGAGATTTTAATGATAGAATAGTTGATGCTGCACATTCCATAGAAGAATATAAAAAAGGTAAAAGGTGAGCTTGATTTTAAAATTTATATTAATACAAGAGTAAATCTCTTGTTTTTTTATTTAAAAAGATTATAGTAAAGTTAAAGAAAAGTTTAACTTATAGTAAAACTACCTAAAGAAATGATTTACAATAATATAAAAGAATATGCTATACAAAAAAATATAAGTCGACCTACAGCTAAAAAAAGATTAGTAGAAGATAAAATAATAAAGTTAGAGATTAAATGAAAAAAATGTATAGTAGATGTAAAAGAAATGATTAAATATTTAATAACTAAAATATAAATAATGACAGAAGAAATAATTAAAAAAAATAAATGATGAAGACCTAAAAAGAAACATCCTTGATGAAGACCAAGAAAAATGACACCTGAAACAGTAAGAAAACTTGAAGAATGATTTGCAATGTGATTTACAGATATGGAAGCTTGTTTATATGCTGATATAAGTAAAGATGTATTATATCGTTATATTAACGAAAACCCAGCTTTTAGAGAGAGAAAAGAGCTTTTAAAGCAACAACCTAAAATAAAAGCTAAGATAAATATAACAAAATCAATAAATGAATGAGATAAAAATGATAGTAAATGGTATCTAGAAAGAAAAGCTAAAGATGAATTTAGTTTAAAACAAGAGATAGACCAAAAAACAGATGTAACTGTAAAAACAGAATTAACAGAAGAACAAAAAAAGAAGATAGCAGAAAGACTTTTAAAAAGTAATTAAAAGTATATGAATGAAGAACATTTATTTTTATTAGATATGGCAAGAAAAGATTTCTTGTCTTTTTGTATATATACTGATAGAAATTATGAAATAGCACCACATACAGAATTAATAGCAAACAAATTAGAAGCTTTTATGAGATGAGAAATAAAGAACTTAATTCTAACTTTACCACCAAGAAGTTGAAAGAGTAGAATAATGCAAGAATTTATAGCATATCTATATTGAAAAAAACCAACAACAGATATATTATATACTTGACACTCATTAAGTTTATTACAATGATTTTCAAGGAACATTAGAAATAGAATGCAAAGTAAAGAATATCAAGAAATATTTGACACTAAATTTAAAGGAGATAATTTAAGTGTAAATAATTGGAGTGTAGAAGAATGATGAGAGTTTAGTATTTATTGAGTATGAGGTTGAATAACTGGTAAAGGTTGAGATGTATTAATAGTTGATGACCCATATTCTACAAGAGAAGAAGCTGAAAGTGAAACAATAAGAACTAAAGTAAGTGAATGGTATTGGTCTACTTTATTGTCAAGAAGACAAACAGACAAATCGCAACAGATAATAATAATGCAGAGATGGAGAGAAGATGATTTAGTTTGAGAAATATTAGAAAAAGAAGCTGATAATTGGGAAGTTGTAAAGATACCAGCACTAAATGAAAAATGAGAGAGCTTTTGGCCTTCAAGATTTAGTAAAGAATACTTTGAAAAGATAAAACAAGATTGACCACTATACTTTGCAAGTCAATACCAACAAGAACCTGTAAGTGCTACTTGATGAGACTTTAAAAAAGAATATTTTGAATATTATGACGATGTAAGTGATAGAATACACTTAATGAATATATATAGTTTTATTGACCCTGCTATAAGCACAAAACAAGAAGCAGATTTTACAGCAATAATTACTATATGAGTATTAAACAATATTATTTATATTTTAGAGATTAAACATTTAAAAACTACACCTGATAATATAATCAATGAAGTATTCGATACAGCTATGAGATTTAAAACAATATGAGTAAGTTATAGATTTTGAATAGAAGTAGTTGCATATCAAAAAATGTTAAGTTTAGAAATAACTAAACAAATGAGATTAAGAAACCAATTCTTTACCTTAAATGAGACAAAACCTACTTGAGAAAAGAATGCAAGAATAAGAACAATACTGCAACCAAGATATTCAGCACATAATATTATCCACCCTAAAAATAATATAAGTGATTTAGAGCTTGAACTATTAAAGTTTCCTAAATGAAAACACGACGATTTGTGTGATAGTCTTGCGGGGGCTGTCGCAATGTCTCAAGTAAATACAACAACTAATAAAATATACACACCTGATTATATTTAAGCTTGACTTTTAGTGCTTTAAAAATAAAACATTAATAAGATTTATTTATAAACTGCAGTTATGGATAATAAATTAAATGAACAAGTAGAAAGAGAATATCAATTATGATATAATTCTATAAGACAAGCTAGAGAAGAAAAAAGAAATTTAATAGATAAAACATTTCCTAACTCTAAAGATTTTAGAGTTGATTTGATTTATAGAAATATGCAATTAGAATGAAGTCTATTTCTATGAGATAGTCTTTCTATTGATGTAATAACTAATGATTGAATATTATGAAAAGAAAAAGTTGAGAATATTAAAAAAGTATTTAAGAACGATATAAATATAATAGATTTTCAAAATATAAGGGAAGATATTATACAACACAATGCTATGTATTGAATATGAATAACAGTAGTAGATTGATTTGATTTAGAAACTAATACTCCTATTGAACATAGTATAGACCCTTTAAGTGTAATTCCAGACCCTAAAAACTGGAGATGAAATACAATGAGGTTCTTTTGAATAGAAAGAAGAGTTAATAAATTCCAACTAGAAACCGAAGATTGATATATAAATGTAGATAAAATATTCAGTGATAAAGATATAGAACTAAATAATAATGAAATAACTTATAATGATACTAACAATATTAGAACATTACCAGATGATAATTTAGTAGATATATATGACCATTATACAATTTACAATTGAAAAAAAATATTAACAACTTGGGCTAATAATAGAACTTTACTTATAAGATATGTAGAGCTTGAGGATTTAACAAAACAGAAATATATAAACTTCAATAAAATAGAATTCCCTATAAAATTACATAGAAGAAAACCTAAATATAATAGTTTCTTCGGTGTAAGTATAGTAGATGAAGTATGGAAATATCAAGATGTTATTACAGAATTGACTAAATTACAAACACTACAAGCAAGAATATCTGCACTTTGACCTGATAAGTTTATTGATAGTTGATTAGGTGTAAATATGGACTTGTTATGAAAGAAAAAACCTTGAGGTAGATATATACCTGTAAATAGTAATTGAAACTTATGAAATAGTATTTATGTAGATGAACAACCTAATCCAAGTCAATTCCCTAGTATGATGAAACAAGAACTTGATGTTTATAGTCAAAGAATGACTTGAGTAAGTGATATGCAATTCTGATTTAGTATGCCTTGACAGCAAACTTTATGAGAAATTAAAACATTACAAGCAAATGCAAATACAGTATTGTCTTATATATGACAAAACTATATGAGATGATTAAAAGACTTTTGGCTTGAACATTATAAACAATATGTATTATACTTTAAATGAAAAAAGAGAATTGCTTTATTTGATAGATGAGAGCCTTTATCATTACAATTAAAGAGACAAGACTTTGTTGAAGAATGAACAATAACTTTAGAAGTAAGAAGTGAACAAGATTTAAAGAAACAAAAAGAGCAAGACTTTAATAAATTAATGGCAATAGCACAAGTATATTTACAAAATATGAAGCCTTGATATTGATTTAATAGTTTCTTAAGAAAAATATGAGAGTTAAGCTGAATATCTAATTTTGACCCTGATAAATATATTGAATATACACCAGATGAAGAAAGAGCAATAATGTATTTAGAATGACTAAACAGAAATGAAGAAGCACCAGCTCCAAAAGAATGAGAAGACTTCAAAACATATTTAGATATATACTCACAAGCACTAGATACAGACGCTAAATTTAAAGCTATAACACAATATAAAGAGGCATATATATTAAGTTGACAAGCACAACAAAAACAAGCACAGCAACAAAAACCAGAAAGTGTAAAAAGTGTTTGAATGATGGCAATGAACCAACAAGCACAACAAAATAATGTTTTATCTAATCAACAAGTTAAACAATGAATTTAACAGAAAAAGAAATTGAAGCTTTAATTTGACTTAAAAACCATCCTTGATATACTGTTCTTAAGAAGATAGAACAAGAAGCAAGAGCTAAAGTATGAGATTATATTTTACAAGCTGACTTAACAGATAAAAAACAATTAGAAATAATAAAAGAAAACCAAATATATGTTAAAGCAAGAAAAGATTTCTTAGAAAATATAGAAAACCATACTGCTGAAATATATGAACCTAAATTATAATTATTTTGACCTGAGCAGGTCGTAAAACTGCTATTTGAGTGTTTGAACATACACTTTAAAAACAAGTTTTATACAATAAATACAATTACAATGACAGAAAATGAAACTAATGCATTAGAAGAAACAGTTGTTGAAAATGAAAACACAGAAAATGAAGTAGAAAACACAGAAAACATAGAAAACACACAAGAAACACAAGAAGTAGATAATAAAATTGAGAGTGAAATTGAAAGATTAAGAAAAGAAGCAGAAGAATTAAGAAGAGCAAAAGAAAAAGCTGAAAAAGCTGTAGTAGAATATAAGAAGAAACTAAAAGATAGTAAACCTAAAGTAGATAATGAACTTGAAACATTTATAGCAAATAATCCAGAGTTCGAAGAACATAAAAAAGACTTAGAAGTCTATAAGAAAAAGGGATTAAGTCTAGATGAAGCAAAGATTATTATCGAAAATAAGGACCCTATCTTAAAAAACAGACAAAAAGCTAATGTTTGAAATATAAGTCAATGAAGTTATGGTGGTAAACAAGTTGAATACACTAAACAAGAATTAGCAGACTTACCACAAAGTGAATACAATAAAGTTATGCAAAGATATGAGAAATGAGAGATAAAGATAATTTAATAATTAATTTAATTTAAAATGGCAAATACAATAATAGTCCCAAAGTTGTTCGCAAAAGAAGTTGTAAGAAATAGAGATATTAAGAATGTATTTTATAATTATGTAAATAGTGCATTTACAGGTGAATTAAAAAAAGCTGGTGATACAGTAACAGTGCAAACATTACCAACATTAAACTTTGCTACTGGTACTGCTGGAGACCCAATTACAAATAGTGATTTTACAATAACAGCTGAAAACTTAGTTATTGATACTACAAAACAATTATGAATTAGGCTAAAAGATGTTGAAGCAACACAATCTAATTTAGATTTAGAAGCTAAAATAGCTGAAAGATTTGGAGAAGCTGAAGGTAGATTGATTGACGAAGCTGTAAGAGATACTATCTTAAATGCAACTAATGTTAATACATTAAATAAAGATGCTCCTATTACATTAACTAAAGATAATGTATATAGTGAAATTGAAAAAATGAAAGTAGTTTTAGCTGAAAATAATGTAACTGATAATTTAGTATTGTTTGTAGCTCCAGTAGTAGCTTCAGTATTAAGACAATCAGGATTACTTTCTAATACTGATACTTGACTTGCTGTAAGGACTAAATGATATTTAGGTGTAATATCAGGAGTAAAAATTGTTGAAACAAATGCTTTGACACCATCTTTAGAAATGATTATGATGCAAGAAGGTGCAGTAAACTTTGTTATTCAATTAAACAAATATGATGTAAGAGAATGACAAGATGGTTTCTATGCAAACTTAATTGCTGAAGTTATTTACGGTTCTGCTATTTTCGGTGAAAACTGAAAAGCAATAGTAATTGACTATGTAGATACAGTAACACAATAAAAATAAAAGAGCTTAGGCTCTTTTTATATAATAGCTCATAAGTAGTTATTATATAACAAGATTTTAAACTTTAAACTAAAAAAAAATGATTGAGATGGATGGAAGAGCAAACTTTGCTATAAATAGATGATGAAAAAGATTTGTAAGTAATTCTATGGGAATATTAAAGATAGATAAAGAGTATAAAAATGTAGCAAAAGCATATTGATTTAAAGAAATAATAACTATTGAACCAGTTAAAAAAGAAACACCTAAAAAGAAAAAGACTTTAAAATCTAAAAAATAACTAAATGAATGTAGAAGAAATAGTAACTAATGTAAGAACTATGTCTTGAGTAGATAAAAATTATTATACAGATGAGCTTGCAATAGCTCATTTTAATTTTATTTATCAAGATTTAACAAATGAAGTTATAACTGAATTAAATGAGGATTACTATTATGATATAGCTATAACTGATATACTTAAATATATAAATAGATATAATATAAAAACATTTTTACATAATGGTAGCACAAGAGACATTAACAAAATTAAAAATGTATGGATTAAATATAAAGCTACTGATAAATATTTCATAAAAGCTGAAAGAGTAAATGTAGCTAATTTAGAATATTGACTTGACTACTATGAAAAAAATCAACCTAAAGAAAAACCTTTCTTTTATTTAAGTTGAAATGAGATTAGTATATACCCTACTCCAACAGAAGATCTAATAAAAGGATTAAAAATAGAAGTAATATATCAACCACTTGATTTACTTATAACAGATACAGAAGATAGTATAGAAATACCTAAAAGATTTCATAGAACTATAGTAAGTTGAATGTTACCATATGTATATGCATATAAACAACAACCACAACTAGAACAGATGAAATTACAAGAATATCTATTGGCTAAACAAAAGTTTCTTAAACAATTAAAGAATAGAAACTTAGATACTGTTGATATTCAAACAAATGATAATATATCTATTAACTTAAACTAAAATGAAAAAAATATCTTTTAAACAATGGAATTGATGAATAAGTAATGATGAAATATTAGGATTACCTTGAAGCCAAAAAATGATGGAGTGAGTAGATATACTAAACAACTCACAATATGTAAAACTTGCTAAATGATGATACCCAGGATTATTAAATACAAGACCAGCTTGAGATATAGTAGGAAGTTTATATGAAAACAATATAAACTATTTAGAGATTTCAAGAGATTGATATATAAACAACTTTTATAATAAATGAAAATATTATTTAATAGAATTAAATAGCGCAAATAATATATGAACATTTAAAACTTGAGGAGCAAAAATATGATGGCTTATCTGAAACCAAGGATTTTATACTTGGAACTATAATGCTACTTCTAAAAGTTTATGAATATTAGATGATGCTTGATATTGAATAAATGGAGATGCCCAATTTAATAATGATTGAAACTGGACTATATGAGCTTGATGGGCTGTAGATTGACAAGGAGACCATACAGCTTGAAATACTGATGCTTTAAGTAGAACAATTTGAACTGTTACTTGAAAAAAATATAGATTTGAAATAAGTTGATATGCTTCAGTTTGAAATGTAGAGATTAAGATTTGATGAACTTCATTAGGTTTTTTCAATGCTTGAGATGATAAAATAATATTTGAATTTGTAGCAAGTTGAGATAATGATACTTTAGAATTTGACCCTTCATCAGATTTTGATTGATATATAGACAACAACTATATACGGGAAGAAGAGATAGTATATCATAATCATACTTTTCTTGCTGATATGTCTCCATATACTATATATTGAAATTATATTTATGTATGAAATGGAACTAAAATAACTAGAATTGATTTAACAATACCAACAGTTCCAGTGTTTGTAGATTTTGAAATAATAAATTGAGATTATACTGTAAAATGACTAACTAGAATATGAGACCAGTTCTTTATATATGCTAGTAATTGAGTAAATTCAAAACAATATTTATGGGACTGAATAGATAAAGAAGCTCAAAGAGTTATTACTTGGGTAGATAAACCTATACAAAATGTAGCAAACTTTGCTAATGTAGATTATGTAATAACAGGAACAGAGCACAGACAAACATTAAGTGTAGTAAATTGATATAATCTTCAACCTTTAATAAACACTAAAGAATATATAAATAGTTGGGACAGAATATATTTTAATGTTAATTATACAAATAGTATTGAAACAATAGTAAATAAATTACTTATTCCTTGAGAAAATTGAATTTATAGTTATTGAGAAGTAATACCTTGAACACATAATGTTTTAAATAAAGAGTATATCTGAACAGGATGAATAGTAACAAATATGTTCTTTTCAACTTCTTTATGATATAACTTATATGTTTATGTTAAATGAACCTACAATTGAGTATATGGTAATTACAAAATAGAGTATTATTTACCAGAATGAGATAATAATGAACATTATTTAACACAACAATTATGAAATACAGGTTGGATTGAAACTAAACCTTATTTATGAACAGAATATAGTAATATCAAAAATATTAATAAATATGTATTATGATATAAATTAGAAGATAATACTCATATTAATACATATATTAAAGATAAAAATTATGTAAATGTTTATACTACTAGTGATGATACTTTTATAGTATGAGATGTTTATAGTTGTAATTGAGTAAATTATACTATTAAAAATGTAGATTGACATATACTAAATTGTGAAACAGACACTGAAATAATAAGACCTGTAGTTTCTACATTTACAAAAGTAAGTTGAACTTGACCTACTAGCTTTAATAATGTAAATATAAGATTATGATATAGATTTTTAAACAAGATTGATGATACTACTAAAACTAAATATACTTGATACGTTATGGAAAATACAAATAAGATAGAGTTTGCTATTGAATTAGTCTCAACATTTGAAAGGAATACACCTAAATTATATAACTTTGATATTTATTTTGATGAAATAAACCAAGATGACTAATGTAGAAGATGTAAAAATAGAAAATATAAACCCACAATTAAATAATAATACCCCTGATTATTCTTATTGAAAGAACCAAGAGCCTTTAGACGCACAAATATCTTTAAGGAATTTAAGTTGAGTAAATACTTATGTATGAACTGACACAATAAATATGTCAGCTTGAGATACTAAATATTATAAAACTTGATTTAGTCCTAAGAAAATAGAAATAAATGCTATAAATACTTATGGTGCTTCTTGAAGTATATCATCATCTATATGATATTCTACTTGAGATAAATGACATATAAACTATATACAATATGGTAGTTGAGATAGTGTAGAATTAACAGCTTCTTATGATGATACTTTAATAATTTGAGTATATCGGAAAGATAGTTGAGGAACTAGACACCATAACGAATACTATATTTCATCTGTTGATAATACTTGATTTACATTATATTGTCAAACAAATGACCAATGAGATAATATAAGAATAATAATATCTTGCATTTAATGATATAAGATTTATAAAATAAATACTTTAGTAATAACTAATAAAAAATGTGATTTGACCTTAATAAATTAGAACAACTTACAAAACAAGGAAAAGATTTTGAAAATCAATGAAATATTTGATGAGCTATTTCATTATATCAAAATGCTTACAATTATTGACAACAGAATTGAATAAATGAGCAACAATTATCTTGATTAAAATCAAGAATAGCTGAATTGACTTCTAAAAATAATACTTCTAAAAATACAGAAATACAAAATAATCCGCCAGAAATACAAAATAATATTCAAAATACTTGACAAAATGTAAATAATACTCAAAATACACCATCTCAAACACAACAAAATATTCCACAGAGTATAAATATACCTCAACCAACAAAAAAAGCTGATACAACACAAAATACAACAGTAGTAAGCCAAAACACACCTATTAGAACAGAAAACACACAAAATATAGTAAAAACACAACCTGTAGATATACAAACACACCCTGATGCTAATAAATTTCATCAATTATATCAAGCTGCTGGATGAGATTGGAATAAAGTTGTACAAGATAATAATTATTCTAAGTATGCACAACAAAATCCAGATAAAATACAAGAAGCTAAACAATATTTTGATAAATTAAATGAAACAAAACAAGATATTGACAATGCTAAATTTTGAGTTTGAACTACACCAGAATATAGACAACAAAGAAACGAGCAATTAGTAGATGATTTTATAAAACAATGAGAATTTAATTATAAAGATGTATATAATGAAATACAAAGCCACCAAGTAGGGGCAAGTAATGCTGATGTAGTTCATACAGTAAATACTTTACAACAAATGTATTTACAAAAAAAGAAACAAATAGAACTACAATCAACATTAAATACTCCAGCTAATGAACTTGCAAAAGATGTATTGACACCAGACCAAAAGAAAATATTACAAGAACAAGATCCTAACAAATTACAACAAGTCCAACAACTTAGAGATTATCAAAACTTGCAAAATCTTTATAATCAAAATAGAGATACAAAATTCGAACAATTTATAAAAAATAGTTATATGCAACTATTAAAAACTACTGTAAAAGCACCAGATTTACAAAAAGAATATAATCAATTAGCTACTGAGAATTGACTTTCAGAAATATGAACAAAACTTACAGAAAGTAAAAAGAAAGTGCAAGAAATCCAAGACACTATGGACCATACTTTAAAAGATGTAGAAAAAGAGTTTGCTTGAACTTGAGCTACAAGTAGCTTTATAAGAAGAGAGGCACAAAAAAGATTAGAATGATTACAAGAACAATATAAAGTTGCTGCAAGAGAATACGATGAATATGCAGGACAATATAAACAAATACAATCTAACATAAACAATCAATTAAGTTTAAAAGAAAAACAATACGAATACGAACAACAATCACAACAAATTGCATTTCAAAGATTATGAATAGTAAATAACTTATATAAACAAGAAGTAGCACAAAAAGACCAAATTTTGAATAGATTTCTTGACCAGCAAGAAAAAAAACAAGCACAACAAGAAGCATTAGATACTTTTAAGAGTGAAATGGATTATAAACTTAAAGCTCAATATTGAGATGTTAATAGTAAAAATCCTATTATAAGAAAAATAGCTATAGAAAATGCAGTAACTGATACTTTAAATCAATTTAAATGATGGACTTTTCAAAGAAGTAAAGCTACTATAGTAAATGATGTAACTAAATTAGTAAGTAAATGAATGAGTTTATGAGATGCTATAAAACAAAATATAACTGATAAACTACATAGTAATCCACAATTTAATGCTTGGGCTGCTAATCAAATAATGATACACCAAAACGAAACAAGGCCTATAGTAACTAAAATATGAAATACTTGATATTATTATGAAAATTGACAATGGAAAATTATAAATCCATCTAACAACCCAGAGAAAACATTACAAATATTAGACCAATTTAAGGATTGAACTAAAGGTTGACAATGCGGGACATTTGTAAATAATGTATTACAAGCAGAATGATACAATAGAGTAGTAAAAAATACAATAGAAGATAAAGAAAAATTAATAAATTCTAAAATACCTGAGATATGAGATGTAGCTATAATGAATAGTCCTACACAACCTAAATATTGACACGTTGCTATAGTTCAAAAAGTAAACCCAGACTGAACAATTGTTATAAAAGAAAGTAATGGAACAGGAAACCAACTAATTTGAACAAGAACAATACCAACTAAAGATGTTCTTTGATATTATAATCCTAAAAAAGATATAAAATTAACACCTGCTGATATAGTAAGATTTAATTCAATGGGTGTATGACAGGCTGCAAAACTTACAGGAGAAATGAAAATAAAATATGAATATTTTGAAGACTATAAAGCTGGATTATATAATAAAAAATGAGCTGATTTAGTTAAATTATTACAATTTAGTAGAGGTTGAAAACAATTAACAGACTCAACTTGAAAATGATTAACTAAAATAAATACAGCCTTCAACCAAATTAATTGATTATGGAATGCAATTAAAGAAACTAAAACTTGACCTGCTATATGAAGACTTATTAAAGAAAACCCATACAATGTTAATGCAAAAACTATACAAGCCTGGATACAAGGTACACTTCCAAATTGGGCAAGATGAGTATTTAATGAGGTATGAGTATTGACTGACCAAGATATAAAAAATTATGCTGAAACTATCCCTAACTTGACTAATACAGAAGACCAGAATAAAGCTATATTAGCTATGGATTTACAAATATTATGAAATTCTTATACATCACAACTAGAATGATTAGCAAGATGACACTATGACGTAAGTTGATATATTTGAAAAATAAAGGATTTACAAATTAAAGTAAATAAATTAAGAAAAGAAATTTGAATGAAACCTGTAAAATTCTATGCTAAAACTGTAGATATATGAGATTGAGATAGTGTAAATAGTACAAATAAAAATAATAGTTTTACAAACTCAGTTTTAAAAATATTTAGCTGAATAACTTGAAATATGATTAAAAAAAGCAATACTTGAAGTACAAATAAAAGTAATATTTCAAGTATGGAAAATGATGCAATAAATTTATTTTGAAATTAAAAACTATGTGATTATTAGACTATGGTGCTTGATTACTTATGGATAAGATAAATCAAACAGTAACCCCTCAAATGAGTCAAGAATTTCCTTGACTCACTCAAGAGGAAGCTACTAAAATGCAAGAGGTAGCTACAGAAAAGTGATATGATATAAACTCATTTTATAATGAAGCTATAAAAGCTAAAAAGAATAAAGAGTTTTTACAAGAAAGAATGAAAAAAATAAGAGAATTACAAAATACAGAAGCTAATATAAAAGACCCTAATATAATTAATAAAAATAAATTATTTCTTAGAAGCACTGATTTTGCAACTAAATTAAGAGAGATATGAGCTAAACATTGACAAGATATAACAAGTCTTAGTGATGATGAACTATTACAAAAGTTTGTAAATGAAAGTCCTGAAAATAAGAAAATATTGACTGATTATTTAAATTGAAATGATAGTCTTATACAACAAGTAAATAATCCACAAAAAGAATATGTATTTAACAATCCTGTAGGAAGAACAATAGAAGAGACATTTAATTCACTTTGAAAATGAGTATGAGAATTAGAAAGTGGTGTATTCTGAACATTCTGACAATTAGCTAAAAAATGAGCTGAAACATATTTATGACATAAAATAGATAAGAATGACCCTTTATTAACATTTAGTCATTGAGAGAATTTAGCAGACCAACCATTAAAAACAGTTAATTGATGATTTACGGCAGCAACTGCACCTATATCTTTACTATTTAATGCAATTTGACAAACAGACACTTGAAAAGCTGTTTTAGAAGATTTATGAAATGTAATGCATAAATGATGAGATTGGATAAGTAAAGTTCCTGTGATTAAACAGTATTATGATAGTTTAAGCCCTAAATATCAAGAAGAATTTAAAACATTAGCTCCTAATTTATTATTGACTGCCTTATGAGTTAAAGCGGCAAAGTGAAAATGAACACTATGAGAGAAAGTAGCTTGAGTTCAAGAATATACTACTAAATTAACTACTTGACTTGAAAAGGATACTCAACAGTTTATTAAAAATAATCCAAAAGAGTGGAAAGCTATTGAACAATGACAAGTTCATCCTAAAACTTTATTAGATGAAATATGACAAGCACTTAATAAAAGAAAAGATGAATTGAGTACATTATGAAAACAATATCAAACAATAATGGAACAAAATAAGGTATCTATACCTAAAAAAGAAATAACTAAAACTCTTAATGACACGCTAAAAGAAAATAACATATTAAAACTTACTGATTTACCTAAAAATGATAGATTAGTAATAAAACAAGCTAAAGATTATATAAAAGAATATTGAAATGAATTAAATACAAAAGATTTAATTACTTTAAAAACTAAATTAAGAGATTTAGTAAGTTATGGAAGAGATGTATCACCTAATTGAGAAAGAATTATAAAGAATTATATAAAAACATTAGATAATAGTGTAAAATCAAAAATACCTAAATTAAAAGAATTAGATAAAAAATATTGACCTGAAAGAGAATTTATAAATAAAATAGTAAAAGATATATATAATAAAGATTGAACTGTAAAAGATAATGCACTAAGTATAGTTAGAAATCTAGTCTGAAAATGAAAAGAATTTAAACTAGAAAGAATAGAAAAATTAGTGCCTTGAATTACAAAAAAAATAGAATGACTAAAAGCATTACAAGATTATGAAGCAGCTCAATCTGGTAAGGTATGAAGTTATGCAAGATGATGAGCTTTAGCTTGATGATGATATTTAGCTTGATGACCATTATGAGCATTAGCTACATTTATATTAACATCTCCACAAATAGCAGTAAAAGTATTAGAAACATATTGATTAACTAAATTAAAGATAAATAATATTTTAGATAAAATTAAAACCAAAAAACCTTTAACAGAATGAGAACAGGCTATAATAAAAGAAAGTTGATTATTAAATAAAGCTAAAAAAGTATGATGAGAACTTAAAAAAGTAATATCTAAAAAGAAATAATATTTATTATTTGACTTTATAAAAATGCTAGCAATATTTATGTGGATTATACTTGTTATATTATGGCCTCCTTTAATATGGGTGGCTCTTTTACTTTTCTTACTAAATAAATAATGACTTTAATTTGAAGAGATGAACCACAGGTTGATTTATGACACATAACAGATGAAAACAATCAAATAATAACAGACGAAAATTGAAATCAAATATTATTACATAATTGAATATTTTATGCTTATATTCCTACTTGGGAATGAACTTTAGATAATTAATAAAATACAAAAATGGTAGATATTAAAATGCAAGAGATACCAGAAAAAACAACAGATATAGTTTATTGAGATAAAACTTTAATAATTGATAGTGAGGATTGAAATAAGACAAAAATAGCAGAAGCAAATAAATTTGTTGGACCTATGTGACCACAATGACTTGTATGGCAATGAGCTTATGATAATACTGCTCAATATTATATTAACGACGCAGTAAATTATAACTGAAATTCATATATTGCTATACAAGACACTACAGGTAATGCTCCAACTGATACTACTTACTGGAACTTATTAGCTCAAAAATGAGTTTGAGATATGATTTCTTCTACTTATGACCCTAACAATATTGCAGCTGATTGTTTTTCACAAGATAATATGGAAAACTGAACTACAAATGTAAACTATACTAAAATAGAACAAGATAAATTAGCTTGAATAGCAGATTGAGCAAATGTAAATGTGCAAGCTGATTATAATCAAACAGATAATACTCAAGATGACTACATAAAAAATAAACCTGATTTATCTGTATATGAAATAACAGCTGATAAAGTTACTGCTTGGCAAACTACTCCTGATGATACACATTACCCATCTGAAAAACTTACTAAAGATAGTTTAGATTGAAAAGAAGATGCATTTACTAAAAATACTGCATTTAATAAAGACTTTTGAACTGCTGCTTGAACAGTAATGGAGTGAGATACTAATGTTGGTATTGTATGAACTAAAACAGTTGATGAAACTAATATAGCTGATAAAACTATAATCCAATATGATAGTGCAAATGACAAATATGTTTGTGTAGCGCCACCAAGTTGATGATGAATATGAATTGCTCCTGCTGCAAGATATGATTGAAGTTTAACAACTTGAGTATTTGAAGAAATAACTGTTCCTAGTGATTTTACTTTAAATACTGTAAAAAACTATTTAGAGAACGAACCTACTTCTTGAACTTCTACTACTACTGACGCAGACGCTTCTGCTTGAGATACAACAATAAGTGTAAGTAGTGTAGATTGATTTGAAGTATGAGACCATATACAAGTATGATGAAATGAGGACCATACAATATCAAGTATTGATGCTAGTAATAATGACATTACTTTATGAGAAGCTTTAGTTAATGACCAAGCAAGTTGAGCTGCTGTAGATAGATATGGTAGAGTTCATATAGATATAGATAAATATGATAGCACAAATAGTGATTGGGCTAATTTAACAAGTGTTGATTTATTTTGAAATGACCCTTTAACTAATACTGTTGATATTAAAGATGTTGATGTTGGTAGTGATTTATCTGAAAATGATGTATTAAGGTTTAATATTACAGAAGTAGGAGACGACTTTGCAGGTTCTAATTTAAAGATTTATTTTAAATAATAATTAAATAACTATGAATAAAATATATTGAACTTATAGAATGAAATATACTAATAGATGAGTTAAATACCACCCAAGTTTCTATTTGAATAAAATGTATCAAGACTATTTAGACGCTTGACTTACTAATTTTAATGATACTATTCTACCTGAAAATAGATATACTTCGGAAATAGCACCTTGAATTAAAAAAATGACAAGGTTTGCTATATGAGAATATAATTCTGATTATGTAAATGTAGACGATTTTAAAGCTAATGTTATAAGAGTATGAAGTGAATTTCAAATAGATATGTTTGACACTCCTACTGATGCTATACAACGGTTAAAAGATAATACAGATTTAACTGTATCTAATGAAACTAAAGATGATAATTGAGTAATTATAGCAGCAACTTTCGAAATTTATCCTGAAAGAACCGATGAAGATTGAAACACAATCCCTGCTAAAACATTAGTAATAGAATAATTTATTTTCTGAAATAAAATAAAAATGTTATCAATTCCTAGAGATTGATTAATTTGAGAATGGTTGTTAAACTGAGATGCTGTTGATAGTTCGTGAAACTGAAATGATTGAACAGCAACAGATGTTACTTGGGTAGATTGAAATATTGGTTATCAAAGTACCGTTGGTAGTTTTAATGGTAGTAGTAGTGAAATAGATTGCTGAGCTGCAATACTTCCTACTGATTGATGACCATTTTGTATTTCTGCATATATAAATATAACAGATGACGTGGATACTGCAATTGTCTCACAATATAATTCTTGAGATAATTGAAGAATGTTATTTAGAATTAATAATTTAAAGATTGACTTAACTTGATGAGATTGAGCTTGGAAATGAGATAACTCAAATGTTTGAGATACAACTTTACAATTAAATACACGGTATCATTTAGTATTAAATTACGATTGATACAACATAATGTGATATATAAACTGAAAACTAGATGTCACAGATACT